TTAGCACCTGCCTCAATAGTAGGCATATAAGCGGATGTATACACAGGATAGCCCAGTAGTTTATCTGGTTCACCTGCAACAAGAGCTGCTTGCCACATATAGGCTCCGTTACCGTCCTTTAGTTTTCTAAGGGCTGCAATGGTCTGGTCATTTAAAATGAACACGGCATTTTTACGGTAAGGACGTTTCAAGGAATACACAAGGTTAATCACTTCGTCAGCAGTAATAGCCGTTGCGGATGCTGCTGTTACACCGACTTCAGCACCACCACTTGCAGCTAGAATACCCAGTGGTTGTCCTGTACCATTACCATTAATAAAGGCATCTTCTTCGGCATTAGCCAGAGCCTTATAAAACTCCTCAATGATGTAATTCTCAAGTTGGAACGCATTGTCATAAAGTAGTTCTTCAGTAACCTTTACGGCTACATGAAGTTTGTGGGCATCCAGATTGATTTGAGAGAAGGTTGCATCGCTAAAGGTCAGTGCCTCACCCTCATCAATCCATGCAGCCGCAGGTTTTGTGGCCGCTATATTGATTTTTCGCTCACCAGATGTCGTAATGGTATGTCCTAACTTACGGATGATATTTTCGTCTTTCAGCCCATCAATCAGTCTCGTGTCATACTCTTCTGGAACCAGATATCCACCATCAGCATCAACACCTTCTTGCAGGACATTGGATACATTACGGAAGTTTGAACGAAGAGCTGAAAGCATTGCTGTCTTATAAGAATCAGCTGCTCGGCCAGTTTTAATTTCACTGTTATCCAGTCGACCATTCATCGGATTTTCAATGATTGGCTTGCTGACAGGTTTTTCAAGTTCAGCCTCGATTGCTTCACGTCTTTCCATGCGATGGATTTCATTCGTGAGTTCAGTGATCTCATCTTCCATGGTTTTGTAGGTTTTATCATCTTCTGCGGACAATGTGCCATTCTTGGTTTTATGAGTGTCCAAGAACCCGTCCATTGTTTCAATGAGCTTTTTGCGCTTGTTACGCATTTCTGTAATCGTCATAGTAAAATTCCTCCATTTACATATATTTTTTGATAATTAAAAGACGCTCCTTGAGTTCATCAATTGAGCGCCCTTGTGGTTTTAGAGATTCCTCCGCCTGAATTGGTTTATTCTTTTCTGCCATTTTGTTAAGTAGGTTAGTTGCCACTGCTTTTCTAGAAAACGCATAGGCAGAAAAAGTGGGTTCGGATTGTTTCTCATCCTTTAGCACATCGTCTGCAAAGCCAAGTTCAATCGCTTTGTTGGCATTCATCCAGGTTTCAGCATCCATCAGATGAGATAGTTTGATGCGAGATACTCCAGTCTTAATCTCATAGGCATTAATAATGCTTTCTTTCACCTCATCTAACATCTCAATCGCTCGTTTCATGTCTTCATGATCGCCCATCGTGATGGTTGCCGGGTTATGAATCATCATGAGTGCTGTCGGAGCCATCAATACCTTTGTTCCTGCCATGGCAATGACAGAAGCGGCTGATGCTGCAATCCCATCAATCTTGACAGTTACCTCATCTGGGTAATCCATCAACATGGTATAAATCTGACTTGCGGCAATGCAATCTCCACCCGGTGAGTTAATCCATAAGGTGATGGGTCCTTTTTCGCTAAAGAGTTCATTTCTAAACATCTGTGGGGTCACATCATCATCAAACCAGCTTTCTTCAGCGATTGTTCCATAAAGCTCAAGAACTCGTTCTTCTAGTTCGCTTGCTTGGTTCTTCCATCGCCAAAATATCTTGTTCTTCATCCAAGTCTTCCTCCTTTCCATCCTCGTTTGTATTTGCGAATGCACCCGCCTTTGTAAGAGGGAGCATATTGCCGTTGACAAGGTACATGTCACCGCCATCCTCTGAAGGGATACGGTCTAGGTTTTCAAGTTCTCTAATATCATTTGCACTCATCCAACCGTTCTGCCTTGCTGTGGCATATCCGCTCATACGACTGACATAATCCCCTCTCAGTAGGCCTTCTACATTGAATCTAAAGAAGTATTTTTTCTTTTCCTCCGATGTAAAAAGGGTGCGGGCTAGGGTTTGCTCCCAACGCACTACCCACGGGTCTAAGGTGTATTTCACAAACTCAAGAGATTGTTGCTCAATATTAGAAAAGCTAGACTTTTCAAGGTCGCCTACCATGTGAGGAGGGACTCTGAAAATCCGAGCAATTTCATTAATTTGAAACTTCCTTGTTTCAAGGAATTGTGCTTGTTCTGGTGAAATGGAAATCGGTGTATATTTCATTCCTTCTTCCAGCACGGCTATTTTATTGGAATTGGCACTGCCACCAAATTGTGACTGCCAAGCCTCTCTTACTTTCCCAGGTTCTTTAATCGTTCCTGGATGTTCAAGCACACCACTTGGAGCAGCACCGTTAGCAAAGAACTTGGCTCCATATTCCTCTGTTGCAATGGCTAGACCAATCGCATTTTTAGCCATCGCAATCGGGGAGTAGCCAACCAGTCCATCAAACCCGAGTCCGGGAATATGAAGTACATCGGAGGTACTAAGTTTTACGGTCATCCCCTTTGTACTGTTCACATCATCTGCACCTCTGGTATATAAGTAATAGAGCTGCCCACTCTCATCTCGATGAACTGACATCCGATTTGGCATCAAGGGGTAGAGTCCTACAACTTCACCTTTGCCATTGCGAATAATCTGCGCATAGCAATTCCCCCATAATAAAAGATGAGTCATCAATGTTTCTCTAAACACAAAAGAACTCATCTCAGGATTCGGTTCATCATGCAAAAGTCGATACAAGGAGTGGTCAATTGCTTTTTCCTTGCCACCATCATCTGTATAACGATAAAGGTGCAGAGGAAGCCCTGCTACTGCTTCAGCTAATATTCGAACACAAGAGTATACGGCCGTCATTTGAAGTGCCGACCGTTCGGTCACTGTTTTACCTGCTGTGGTTGATCCCATTAAAAATGTATAGTTGGAACTCACAGCTCTGTCAGTAGGCTTATCTCTTGCCTTAAAAATGGATGATAAAAACCCCAAAACCAATCACCTCCCTCATATAAAGAGAATGCCTCGGTTGTCATAAACCGAAGCACTCGTATCATTGCCACAACGAATCGCTCGATCAAGAGCCATAATCGTTGCCACTGCACCATCAATTTTTTCTGATGATTTTTCCTTGTCTGGCTTGATGTTTCCTGCCGGGTCCGTTCGAACAAAAATGTTATCCATCATCCAACGAAGTACAGGATGCCCACCATGAGCAACCTTTTCTTCTAGCGTTAGTTTCATCAGTTCCTTAGTCGGTGGACTCATATCCTTAAATCCTTGACCAAAGGGGACAACAGTAAAACCCATGCCTTCTAGGTTTTGAACCATTTGTACGGCTCCCCAACGGTCAAAGGCAATCTCACGAATATTGTACTTTTCACCAAGTTCTTCAATGAACTTCTCAATAAAACCGTAATGGACCACATTGCCTTCCGTTGCTTTAAGCTGTCCTTGCTTTTCCCAGACATCATAGGGAACATGGTCACGGTTGACCCTGGCACTTAGAGTTTCTTCTGGCAGCCAAAAGTAGGGAAGAATGATGTATTTATCATCCTCATCTAGGGGAGGAAACACCAATACAAAGGCAGTAATATCAATGGAGCTAGAAAGGTCTAGTCCGCCATAGCATACCCTTCCAAGTAAATCCTCTTCATTTACGGCAAAGGCACATTTATCCCACCTGTCCATTGGCATCCAGCGAACCGCCTGTTTGACCCACTGATTAAGTCGTAACTGTCTAAAGGCATTCTCTTCTGCAGGGTTTTGCTTGGCTGATTCACAAGCGGCTTTTACCTTATCAATCCCTACCGTTATGCCAAGGCTTGGATTAGCTTTTTTCCACACCTTCGGATCTGTCCAATCATCGGACTCATCTGCTCCATAAATAACCGGATAAAAGGTTGGATCAATCTTTCTTTTCTCCATGAGGTCTTTGGCTTTCTGATGGGTTTCATAGCAGATTGATTTTGTATCAGAGCCTGCCGTGGTGATCAGAAAATATAGGGGCTGCGTTCTGGCATCACCAGAACCTTTAGTCATGACGTCAAAGAGTTTTCTATTGGGCTGAGTATGCAGCTCATCAAAAACAACACCATGAATATTAAAACCATGCTTTGAATAAGCCTCTGCTGAAAGCACTTGATAAAAACTATTAGTCGGTTGGAAAATGATCCGCTTTGTTGCCGATAAGATTTTAACTCGTTTACTTAGAGCCGGGCTCATACGTACCATATCAGCAGCCACTTCAAATACGATGGACGCCTGTTGCCTGTCTGCAGCGCATCCATAAACCTCGGCTCTTTCTTCGCCATCACCACAAGTAAGCAGTAATGCGACAGCTGCCGCTAATTCAGATTTCCCCATTTTCTTAGGAATCTCAATATAGGCTGTATTAAACTGCCGATAGCCATCTGGTTTCAGTGTTCCAAAGAGATCTCTGATAATTTGTTCTTGCCAATCAATCAGTTCAAATGGTTTTCCAGACCATTTCCCCTTGGTATGACTTAAACACTCAATAAAGTTGACCGCATAATCTGCAGCATCTTTATCGTAGATAGAGTCCTTTGCCATAAAAGGTGTCGGTTTATATTTCTTGAGCTTTCTGATTGCGGTCACCTTCCTTCAATATGAGCATAAAAATAGACCCGCATCAAGCAAGCCTTATTACTCTTTCTATACGAGAAACAGAGCCAATGTTGGCACTGTCCTCTAGTAATCGTTAATTGTATTCTTTTAGTAGTATGCTAAGTGCAAACTCTGTCTCTTCATCAGCGGGCTTCATATCCCAGCCTCGGTCATAATTTGCGACAATCTCACCGTCTCGCTTAAGCATGAGCTTAGAGATGCGTCCTTCGTCAATTCCAAATTTTGAACCTCTTTCATAGCATTTTATCCAATAGCGGATGATATTGTCCCGAACTTTGATGCTACCCTTTTTCCACATGCTTCATTCTCCCTTACCAGTCAAAATGAAGTTTACATACTTGATTTTTTCTTCTTCAAGAAAAATGACCAACTCATAAAATTCCATCTCATGTGCGATTCTTTGGACTGTGTTCACATCAAACATATTGGTAAGACCTGTATCTCGAATGGCAATAATCTGCTCTTTTATCTTACTTGTCATCGTCAATCCTCCTGCAAAGGTCTTCTCCAAAAACAACGGATAAACTAGACCCTGTGTCCCAAGACACCATGATTGAGCCGATATCATCAACGCCTATTACTGTTCCTTTTGTTCCAATCACTGGTGCTTGAATGTCATCCATCCTTAGTAGTTCTACACGGCTTCCTACAGGATACTTTTCACGAAGATGATGTAGTCTTTCTTTACTGATTATCCTCATTTTTAGCTCCTCCTTTAAATGCCGACGAGCCGCTCAAGTTTCTAAGCAGTATTTTCCGTTCTTCCTTATATTCTTTTCCGATAAATCCAAGGCGCAGTAAAAAGCATCGGAATGCGTATTTCTCATTCGGAGTTTCCTTTTCTTTTACTGTGATGCGTTTTTGATTCCTTGCCATCTCACAAAGTGCTGAAATAAAGTGGGTATACGCTTGTACCTCTTCTGGTGAAGGCATCTCTTCAAACCAAGGAAATGAGACTTGGTCTTCAGAAACTTCAATCGGTAAATCCTCTACATCAAGTGCATGGCGGATTAATTTTCCTTTTGCTTCAATAATGGCTTTTAGGTTTTCAAGTGCCTTCTCCGTAAAATTGCTCCTTGGCATGGAAACTGTAAGGCCAATGTCCTCGCTGTCTGCCGTTTGTTTGCCCTCTGTGGCGCTCGTCTCTTCCTCAGCAATAAAACCCTCGCCGGCTAAATACCCAGCCACACGTTCGAATTCTTCGCTGTTTACCTTGTCAATGAGTTCAAGGTTTCCATTCTTGTCGATGATAAAGCCACCTACCTCATAAGCCATGCTAGGCATTCCAAGGTACTTGGCTTTAACTCCTGTGAGATTACTAAGAGCTGCGACCAGCCTTTTTCTTTCTGCTCCTGTTACGTTATAGTTAATGACCATGTACAAAACCTCCTTTGTTTTGGTATGTACATATATCACTCTAAACCACTACTATAGCAAGCTATTTCTCGCTTTTTAGGTGTAGAAATGAGACTTAATATTTCACCTCTAATTGTGTAAACCAAACAATGCCCGATAGGACAAAACATACATTGGGCAGGGCTACTCCATTACCCCACATCTTATATTCTGCAGAATCTGAATGAGGGTTTTTAAGCCACTTCGTGATTTGCTTCAGTGTCTTAGGTTTGGTGTAAGCTCCCGTTGCTTCACGGAATGTTTCAAAAATATCATACCAAATCCGAAGGTCATCCATCGTTGGGGTCTCTATGCCTAAATCACTGCACCACCAATCTGGAAAACCTTGCAGTCTTGCACACTCAGTTGGAGTTAGTCTTCTCACCGTATAATCTATCCCGTCATTATCATTGATAAGTGGTGGATCCTTGTAGTCGGTAGCAACTAGTGTATTGGCCAGTTCCTCTTTGGCATCTGTAAAAAACGATGCCTTACTGGATGAGTAGGTAGGAGTTGCAACAGCACTGGGACCTTGTGCCTTCAGTGTTGAATTAATTCCATCTTCAGTAATTCCAAGGTTTCTAGCATAGTTTTGACCGCAGTTAAATGACTCCCTATCAATGGCATAGACCACAGCGTGTTTATCTACAGTATTTAGAGTAAAGCTAAGCTCCTCATTCACACCATCACCTTGAGGTCCATTCTTGTCTGCCCGTCCTATCATAGAACCTTGTAAACCATAAGATTCCACCACTGCAATACCACCTTGATTGCTGTCCGGTGCATTACCCGACGTATCAATCGTTCTTGCCGTATCACTTTCGTAAACATTGGAACGGGCATTTACAGTTCCTTCCGAGGTAAATCGCACATCATAAGTCTTAGAATTCTCCACAACAAATGGTTGATTGTTGCCGCCTGTTCCATAGGTCGCTGAAATCGTAGGAGCAACATCTATCGGTCCAGTAAAACGTGTATCCTTTCCGTGATTATCAAAAACTGCAGAGTCCATAATGCAAGGAGGATGATTTGATTTCGCTCTTAAAGTGCAAGTGATATCGGTTGTCACATCCATGCGTTCTCCGCCTTGGTCATTTAAGCAGATTGTGCCTGTCTCTCCAGTGCTGTCTGCAAAGTTGCTGGCAGTTCCTTGCCACGAGCGGATGCTCTTTTTAGAATACCCAGACAAGCCTTCTGACTTAAATAGTATTTCTCCGGCACCCCCACCTGCAAAATCTGCGACAAGGAAGATGCGTTTTCTTCGTTGGGGAACTCCCCAGTATTGAGCGTCAAGTACTCGCCAGGCAAGGGAAAAATGATCTCCCACAATAGTTCCTGCTTGTTTCCATTTATCAATCTTAGGAACTGATAAGGTTTCATCCTTGATGTGGCAGATGCCTTCAAGGACACATCTGAAATCTTCTCCTTTGTTTGATGAGAAGGCCCCAGGGACGTTTTCCCAGACAATATATCTTGGTTTTTTGCCATCTGTAGCACACCTCATTTCTTTTATAATTCGGATGGCTTCATAAAAAAGACTTGAACGTTTACCATCCAAGCCATCACGCTTACCTGCTATGGATAAATCCTGACAAGGTGAGCCAAAAGTAATAATATCTACCGGTTCTATCTTACTGCCATCCATGTAAGAAATATCGCCGTAATGTTTTATAAAAGGCAGCCTTTTCGTTGTGACCCTAATAGGAAACGGTTCAATCTCCGATGCCCATACTGGGGTAATACCAGAAATTAAACCGCCTAAAGGAAAACCACCTGAACCATCAAAAAGACTGCCAAGGGTTAATTTATCCATCAGCAACCTCCAGTTCATCATAGTTGTAGCTCAACCCATCCCTTTGGACGCTGACATCAGTAGAAGTTCCGACCTGTTCAATGTAGCGTTTGATAATGACATCGCAAAACTTTTCATCTAATTCTGCCGTGTAGCAAATGCGCTCTGATTGTTCACATGCAATTAAGGTACTACCACTGCCACCAAAAGGATCTAGCACAATGGTGTTAGTCATCGAGGAATTTAAAATTGGATAGGCGAGCAGAGGAATGGGTTTCATCGTAGGATGGTCACCGTTTCTCTTTGGCTTATCAAATTCCCAGATGGTGGTTTCTTTCCTGCCCGTATACCACTGATGCTTGCCTTTCTTTTTCCAGCCAAACAGCACTGGTTCATGCTGCCATTGATAAGGAGAACGACCCAGTACAAGGGAGTCCTTTTTCCATATACAACAGCCGGACAAATAAAAACCGGCATCCGAGAAGGCTTTTCTAAAATTAAATCCTTCGGTGTCGGCATGGAATACATAGATGGAGGCATCGTCTGCCAGAACTTCTTCGATGTTGATAAAGGCATCTAAGAGGAACTGGTAGAAGGCATCATTTGCCATATGGTCATTTTTGATTTTCCCTGCACCACCTTCATAATTCACATTGTAGGGAGGGTCTGTTACACACAAGTTTGCCTTCTTTTTATTCATCAGCACATCATAGGTTTCTTTCTTGGTGGAATCACCACAGATAAGCCTGTGTCTGCCAAGCGTCCATATGTCACCAAGCTTGCTGATGACAGGCTTCTTTAGTTCTGCATCCACATCAAAGTCATCATCGTGGATACCGTCTTTTAGTGTGTCCTTAAATAAGTCATCCAGTTCTTTAGGATCAAATCCGGTAAGAGAAACATCAAAATCTACACCTTGTAAATCTGCAATTAAAAGGGCTAGTTTATCCTTATCCCAATCACCGCTGATTTTATTGAGTGCTATGTTAAGTGCTTTCTCTTTCTCTTCGTTCATCTCGATAATGACACATTCAACTTCTGTGATGCCCATATCAATGAGAACTTTTAGTCTTTGATGCCCACCAACAACATGGCTGGTCACCTTATTCCAGATAACCGGCTCTACATAACCAAATTGTTCAATGGATTGTTTTAATTTATCGTATTCTGCATCTCCTGGTTTCAAATCTTTACGAGGATTGTATGTTGCAGGGATGAGGTCTTTTGTGTTCTTCTTTTCAATCAACATATTTGTTTACCGCCTCCCTTAGTTCTGTATAGAAATCTAGAAATTCCCACGTGCTTAAGCCATATCTGAAATGGCCGTAAGTAGCTGTATCTGCATAAATGACATCCGTCAGTTTTAGCTTTTCGATAATGGCTGCAGGTCTTAGATTGAATACATCTAAAACAGCACGGCAAAGGGTACTTTCCTCAATCGTCCCTGTTCCAAAGGTATCAATCTCAAGAGCAACAGGATCTGCTTTTCCAATTGCATAGGAAATCGCTACCTGGCATCGCTTAGCAAAACCACATCGAACAATATTCTTAGCAATTGCCCTCGCCATATAGGCACCACTGCGGTCAACTTTGGTTGGGTCTTTGCCTGAAAATGCACCGCCACCATGAGCGACGAGTCCTCCATAGGTATCAACCATGATTTTTCTCCCCGTAAGACCGGTATCTGCTGCTGGTCCTCCTTCAACAAATCGTCCACTAGGATTAATGAGGATCTCAGTCTCATCATCAAATGGATATTTTTCAAAAACTGGCCACAGCACCTGAGCGATGACCTCATTTCGCAAAACATCTAAATCTTTATCTACACTGTGTTGAACAGAGACAACGATGGTCTTAATTCGTTTTGGTTTGTCACCTTCATATTCAACGGTCACTTGAGCCTTACCATCAGGGCCAATGTCTTTGATTACACCATTCTTCATCACCTTATCCAGCTTTTCGCAAATGGCATGGGATAAGACTAAGGGGAGAGGTAGTTTCTCACTAGTTTCATTCGTGGCATAGCCATAAACGGTGCCTTGGTCACCAGCACCTAACATGGAATACCATGACGTATCACCCTCACGAGATTCCAATGCCCTATCCACACCACCTGCGATATCTTTACTTTGTTGATGGACATAGACAAAGACTAAAAACTTTCTAGGATTGTAGCCCACATCCGTAAGAACACGGCGGACAACACCTCTAATATCAATTCTCTTTGAGCAGGTAATCTCACCGGCAACAATGATGTGTCCTTTGGTTGCCATCACCTCGCAAGCAACACGAGATGATTTATCTTTTCTTAAACATGCATCTAAAATGCTATCTGAAATAAGGTCACATAGTTTATCGGGATGACCTTTACATACACTTTCACACGTTTTATATTTTTTCATGTTATTTTCCTTTCCGAGCAGATAATAACCGCTCCATCAAATCATCTTGTGGACTTCTGCCACCAAACTCCACAGAGCAGTTTTCCTTCACAATCTGGTAAATCTGATACCAACACTGGTTGACCTGTTTCATGTATTCACGACTCATCGCCACATAAGGTGATGCGATGGCAGCTGAAGTGGTTGGATGCTTGGCAAGAAAGCCATATTCTGAAATACACTCTTCACACTGAATCCAACGAGAAACACTCATGGCATACTGCTCGATTAGCTGGTTGTTTACTAACATTTCGCAGCTACGATCTTTCAGCCACTTGTAAGTTTCGATATAAATATCTTCTGCGCAGAGGTCTTTGCCATTTTTCTGGGTAGCCTTTAAATAATCTTTTACAGCTGGCACATCTGCACCTTCTATATCCATTGGCTCTGGCAGTACCATGGCACCATTTAA